GTATTCCTTCCCGCTGCCGGTGATCGCCTGCACGACGTCGGTCGCGGCCTTCGTGTAGCCGACGGTCCAGACTTCGCCAGCGATCGTCGGGGAGCCGAGCACGTAGACGCCGCCGCCGCGGACCTCGTAGTCCGTGCCGGCGACGAGGGTCGTCTTGCCCGCGCACGTCCAGACGACGGTGCCGTCGGTCACGGTGCCGCCGATCGCCGTCGGGTACGTCGGGATACTGCCGCCGGACGTGCCAGCGGTCGTCGCCTTGTAATAGTAGCCATTCGCCGTTGCGGGCGTCACATAGGCGTCGAGCGCGTAGGGCGTCGCATTCGCGCGCGCGGTCGCGGACGCCTGCGCCGGAACGACGGTCGGAGCCGGCGACGCGGCCGGCATGAACGCGAACGGAGCCATCGCTTCCGGGTAGACCGTCACGGACTCGCCGGAGACCGACGCCGACGCGACCGATCCGGTCGAACCGTAGATCGCGCGCGCGAGGTTGTTCGAGTTGATGTCGTGCATCGTGAACGCCGCCGTCACGGCGTCGATCCGCTTCACGCTGTTCTTCGTGCCGCCGCCGCCGGTCGTGAAGTCCTTCAGCTTCTTCTCTTCCTCCGAGACGGAGAACGAGAGCGCCGAGCAGTTGCCGACTTCGAGGAAGCCGAGCGAGGCGCCGATTTCGCGCAGGTAGATTTTCCCGGCGCCGAGGTAGCTGTAATCCGCGAGAGGCATGGTGTAGTTCTCCGATCAGGTGTCAGTGCGCGCTTTCATCGTGACGGCGCAGGTAAAAGCGAGCGGGATGTGGCAGTAGCCCGCATCGTATTCGGGGCCGGGTGCGGCAGACAGCCGCAAATACTTGCCGCCCCCGACGTGGAACCCGAGCAGCGACTCGGCGACGAGCGTCGCGAGTGCGCCGGCTTCGTCGCGTGCATCGTTCGATTCTCCGGCGCCTCGGGCGGACCGCGCGGCGACGACCACCCACCATTCGAGGACGATCTGCTGCACGCTCGGGACGTTCTCGATCGACTCGCCGGGCGAATATCCGTCGTACACGACGAACGCGGCCGGCGCCTTCTGCCGTAGCTGCGGCACTCGTTCGAGTTCGCGCTGCGGTTCGACGGTCACGGTCGGCCCGAGCCGTTCGCGCAGCCGGTCGACGATCTTCTGCTCGATCTCGGCGAACATCACGCGGCCTCCTTGTTGGCTTCGCGCAGGAAGTACCGGCGCAGCGCGCGCACGACGTCGAGCGACCACGCGACGGGCAGCGTCGCGGGTGCCGAGCCGGGTTGCAGCGGGAGGAACGGACGCGCCGGGATGAAAACCCGCTTCGCGAAAATGAGCTTCCCACCCGGACCCGGGAAGACGAGTCGTTTCGCCTTCACCGGCTTGATCTCGGCGCCGTACTGATGCACGCGCGCCTGTTTCGCGTTCGTGCCGATGGTCACGCCGGTTGCGTCCGCCTTCGACGTGATCGACGACCGAAGCCGGCCGGTATCGACGAGCGGTTGGCCCTTGCGGAGCTTCAGCTTCGCCCACGGCGATTGCCACGGGTCGATGCCGAACTTGAAGCACATGCGGACGCGGTTCACGATCACGCGACCGATCGTTTCGAATGCGCCTTTCGACGCGCCGGCATCGACGAGCGCCTTCAGCTTCGCTTCGGCCTGCTTCGTCGCGAATTGCACCTTCAGAGCGTTCGCCATCGGTCAGAACCACGCGAGCGTGTGGGCCGTGAAGACGCGCTCGGCCGAGTACCCGCCGAACGCGACGCCCGGCGCCGCGGCCGTGCCCGTCGCATCGGGCGGGAGCGCCATCTTCCCGGACGCGAGGTCGCGCAGGCTCGCGAGCGCGTCCTCGTAGCGCGTGCGGACCTCTTCCGGTGCGCGCTGTCCCCACAGCCGGAACCGCGCGATGTCGCACGCGAGGCCGGTGATGACCGCCGGGACGTATGCGAGCGGGAGCGTGTACCGGCTCGCGAGGTAGCCGTCGATCAGGCTCGCCGCGTCGTTCTCCGCGCTCGCGTACCCGTTGCCGTAGGCGAGCAGTTCCGCGAGTTCCGTGTCGCCGTACCGCGCCGCGAATTGCGCCTCGGTGCAGTAGCGCGCGACGAGACCCGGCGCGACCGGCCGCGCGCGCACGGGCAGGATCGCGTCGATCGTGTAGGCGTCGAGGCCGGAGGTCACGCGGCATTCGAGCGCGTAGTCGTTCCCGTCGATCCGGCCGCGGATGCGTTGCAGGACCGTCGACCCGGAGACCGACGGCGAGCCGAGCAGCATCGTCGAGGCGTCGACGTCCTCGCCCGAGAAGAGCGAGACCGTGATCGTCGGCGCGGAGACCGTCGTCAGGCCGGGACCGAACTCGAACGCGACGGTGCGCTCTTCGTCCGGCTCGATCGGGGAAAACCGGGTGATCATGGGTTCAGTTCCCTCGGAAGGTTGGAGGCGCGAACCGCGCCACGAGCGGAGCGCCAACGCCCGGCGCCGCCGTGAATCCCGGCGATGCCTCGGCGAGTACCTCGCCGACCGCGTAGGCGGCGAAGAGGTCGCGCGCGACCGTGCCGGTGATCTTCCACGACGCGACGAGGTCGGCCGAGACGGCGAGCGCATTGATGATGTCGTAGGCGCCGACCATGTCGGCCTGCGCCGCGCCGCGCACGACAAACGCAGCGGCGCGATCGGCCTGCGCCGCGGTCCGGATAGCGAACGCCGCGGAGGCGTCGGCCTGCGCGGTCCCGCGCACGTTGTACGACGACGCGAAGTCCGCGACGACGACGCCCGCGTTGATGATCGCGAACGCGCCGGCAAGGTCCGCGGATGCCGAGGTCCGGATCGCGAACGTCGACGCCGCGTCCGCCTGCGCCGAGGCGCGCACCGTGTACGCCGCTGAGGCGTCCGCGCTCGCGGTCGTGCGGATCGAGTACGACGCCGAAGCGTCCGAGGTCGACGTCGTCCGGATCGCGTAACTGCCGGCCGCGTCCGCCGTCGCCGAGGTCCGGATCGCGTACCCGGCAGGAAGGTCGAGCGTGACGGCGACGCTACCGACGACGAACGCCGCCGCGAGATCCGCCGCCGCGGAGGTCCGCACGGCATACGCCGCGGACGAGTCGGCCGAGACCGCGCCACGGATCGCGAACGATGCCGCAGCGTCCGCGCTCGCAGAGCCGCGCACGACGAACGACGCTGCCGCGTCGGCCTGCGCCGCCGTGCGGATCGCGAACGATGCGCCGAGGTCCGCCGAGACGGCCGCGCGGATCGCGTAGGTCGCCGCGCTGTCGCTGGTTGCGATCGACTGAACCGCGTAGGTCGCGGAGAGGTCGATCGTGACCGGAGACGTTCCGGACGAGACAACGAACGACCTGCGTCGGCGGTCGCGGAACAGCGCATGTGGGTTCCTGCTCAGTTCGGCGAGTTCGCCTTCCGTCAGGCCACGACGCCACCAGAATCGAGCGCCCATCGAGCCGTTGTACGGAGCGAGGGCTAAGTCGTCCGTCGCGGCGACGCCACACCCGAGTGCGAAACGATATGACCACGAATGGGACATATCGCCTGCGGCCACGACGCGGCCATCGACCATCAAAAAGCCACTTACCCCAAACCGCGCGGCGATCACCACCGGGCGATTCAGTGTCGGCATGGCTGCCGTGAGCTTCTTTCCGTTCTGCGCCGAGGTGCCCCACGCCATCAGGTTTCCGCCCTCGAATCCTATCCCGCGGCCGTAGTCCGCGAGCGAGGATGACCACACGTGCGCGTACCCCATTAAAAGCTGTGAACCGGTGGACGAGCGAGGCGTGCAAACAATCAGACACGACTCGTCGGCCGCTGCGCCATTGGCGGTTCCGGTAAAGCTGCGCGTGTAAGCCTTCGAGGCGCTGAAATAGTCCGCATTTCCATTGAAGGAAAGCGCCATCCCGTAGGGTTCAGACACTCGCGACGGGATGTTCGCGAGGTAATACCCGTGGGGCGTTCCGATCGGCTGCGCTAGATTCGCCAGCAGACTGTTCGTTCGATCGAAATACGGCGACCCGTCAGATTCGCCGATCGACGCCTCGGGGAGACCGGCCGCGTACAGTAGGCCCGTGGCGAGCGGGTGCCGCTGGTCGATGCCCGCCGGCCCGGAGGCGCGACGGGTCCGCGGTTGACTGCGCGACAGAATCGCCACGTTACGCCGGCCCTTCCGTGAACGGGACGATCTTCACCGTGATCTCGGTTCCGGTGCCGCCGTTCGCTTGCTGCCCGGTCTGGTTCCGGAGGAAGAATTTCGCCTTGCCGACGTCTTCGAAGTTGATGACGCGCGTGATGCGCTGCGCCGACGTCGTGTTCGCGACGGGGAAGACGCCCGCGAGTTCCGCGCCTTCGGTCGAGGCGAATCCCGCAGACGGCGTCGCGGGCGTGGACGTGACGGATGACCCGGCCGTGTCGTCGTTCGTGCTGTCGACGTCCTGCCGGGTCATCCATAGCTCGAACACGTTGTTCGCCGTCGGAGCGACCGAGAACGCGGAGACGTAGAGCGTCGCGCGCGCCATCGGCCGCATGTTCGCCGAGTTGTCGAGGATCGTGTTGTTCCCGGCGACCTGCCCGTTCGTCATGTTCGCGGCGACCGAGACGACGGTCGTCGCTGCGTCCTCGATGATCTTCGCCTCGCCGGCCATGTCAGTTCAGCGCCTCGGAGACGTCGTTCGTCGAGACGTTCACGCCGAGCAGCGACTCGGCGATGCTCGCCGGCTTCGTCGCGAGCGCGGCGAACTTCGCCGTCGTGTCCGCGAACGGTTCGAGGATGCGCTCGACGCCGGCCTTCATCGTCGGGTCGTTCATCGGGAACGGGTCGGACGAGATGAACCACGAGAGCTTGTCCATCGACGAGGACGGCATCGTCGCGAACTCGGCGCCCGAGGCGATCGCCGCCTTGAGTTCGTTCGCCGGAACCTGCGAGCGCGGAGCGGTCTTGCCGAGCGAGGCACCGAAGTCGAGATCGGAGAGCGTGCGCGCGATGCCTTCATCGTTGCGCAGCGCGGCCCATTCGGTGAGCGTCTTCGTGACGCCGCCCCATGCGAACGACACGGCGTCCGGGTTCGTGGTGATGTACGCGCGGAGCGCGGCCTTCTGTTCGGGCGTCATAGTGCGAGCCTCCTGATGTTGTTGAGCGTGCGCTGCCGGCCGGCGAGCACAAGGTCGAGTTGCGCCAACAGGCGCGGGGTGAGATCGATCGTTTCGTCGCGCAGCACGAGACCGACGAATTCGCCGAGGTCGACGGCGTTCTTCTGCCAGTCCCTCGGCTCGACGGCCGCGAGGAATTGCGCGCGCGTGACGGTCCGCACGGTTACGGGTTCGTGTCGCACTTCACGCGGAGCGTGAAGCTGTCATTCGCCGCAGCCGCGCCCGCGTTCACGATCCGCTTGATCCAGACCGCCTTGTGCGCGCCCGGGGCGAGGTCGCCGATCGTCAGCGCGCCGGCCTCGTTCGCTGGCGTCGAGAACGTCGGCCCGCTCGGCGCCGTGTTCTCGTTCGCGACCGCGGTCTCGGTGCCGTTTACCGCAGACGATCCGAGCGCGAGTTCGACCGCTGTGTCCGCGCTCGGCGTGTTCGCCTGAATCCAGATCTTCGTCGCGAGCGCGGTCAGCGTCGCGTGCGTGTTCTTCACGTAGATGCACCGATACTCGGTGTCGCCCGAGACCGCCTCGGCGGACGAGACGTCGTCGAAGATCCCGGCCGGCGCGTCGGTCGTCGTCGACGCAGCGCCTCCGATGGATGCGGCCGGATCGGTGTTCGACGCGCCGCCGCTGAGTCGATACTTGATGTCGCTGGCAATGATCGGCATTTCGGAATTCCTGTGTGTGTCGTGGTCGGTCCGGCAACGCTACGCCGGAGCCTCGAAGCGAAAACGGGGGCGACGCGCGCCCCCGTTGTCCTATCGCGAGACGCGCGAACCGCGCTCCGGTTACGCCTTCTTGATCTGGATGATCGAGGAAGGACGGCCGCAGACCATGACCGGGTGCGTCGCGATCGCGACTTCCATCGCCTTCGTCCCAAGCGCGTCCTGCACGGCCTTGCTGCCCATGTAGTACGGCTGCCCGAGCGCGCCTGCGCCGGCCGATTCGATCGTGTCGTTCGGCGCGAATGCCTGCCAGAACGTGTCGCTCACGCCGACCGGGAACGCGACGGCGCGATCGTCGGTGATCTTGACCGCGCTCGTGCCGCGGTAGCGTTCCCACGTCACGCCGCCGAACGAGAACGCCTGACGGGTATCGCCGCGCAGTTCCGCCGCGGCCTGCCAGTTCAGGAAGGTCGCCTTGATCTGCGCGTTCTCGATCAGGTCCGCCCAATAGCCGTCGGAGCAGAAAACGTGAATGCCGGAGAAGGTCAGCCCGTCGAGCGCGGCCTCGATCGGCTTCACGAGCTTGTTGAAGATTTCCTGCCGGGTTTTCGTCGCGTCCGTCTGCACGGCGATCACGACGTCGGACGCGGCCGAGCCGAATTCCGTCGAGCCGGGCGCGAGCAGCTTCGCCATGCGGAGCGACTCGTGCGTGAGGTCCATGTTCCGGCGCAGCTTCGCGACGAGGCGGTTCACGCGGTCTTGCACGACCTCGGCCTGCCCGTTGACGCCGAACGCACGCGAGGCGAGCACTTCGTCGGCATAGACCGCGCCGCCGTCGCCGTAGCTCGCCGTCTGGAAGGTGTGAACCTTCCGCTTTTCGAGCGAGGTGTTCGTGCGCGGAGCGCCGCGAGCGATCGCGGTCAGCACGCGGCCCGCGTCGGTCGTCTGCTCTTCGACGGCGAAGGTCGTCGAGGTCAGCGGCACGGTCTCGAAGAGACCGAGTTCGCCGAGACGGCCGGGAGTGTAAGGCGCCTTTTCGAGAGCGCGAACGAGATTCTCGCGCGTGAAGTAGTCGCGGAAGATGTCCATTGCTTCGGTTCCTTTTTCGAGTCTGAGCGCGATGCTCGGTTAGTCGCGGACGATCACGCCGAGCGCGAGCAGATCGGCCTTGCCTGCGGTGATGCCGGTCGAGTCGTTCGTGCCCCACAGGAGGCCGGCGGAATGCACTTCCGCCTGACGCACGATGACCGACGCGATCTGGTCGGCGGACGTCGCGTCGACGTCGTAGCAGAGGATCGCAGCGGCAGCGTTGACGGCCGCGGTCGCGCTCGCGTTGTCGTAGGTCTGGTACTTACCAGACGCGGAGATCTTGCCGAGGACGGTGCCGGCCTTCAGCGCGCCGGCTCCGGAAACGATCGTGACCTGTTCGCGCGAAAGCTGGCCGTTCGCTTCCGAGATCATGAATTCGAGGGGTCGGCCCGGCTCGTTGTACGTCGCCATGATGGTGTGCTCCTGTTGAGGTTGTGTGCTGCGGCGCGTGCGCCGGTTACTTCTTCGCGCCGCCGCTGGCGACTTGTTCGAGGATCTTCCGCTGGACGACCGCGACCGGCTCGCCGTCCTGCGGTTCGCCGGAGCCGGCGCCGATCTCGCCGTACTCGACGACGCGCGGCGCGTTCTCGATCTGCCGGACGTATGCCTCGCGCATCGTGACCTTCTCGGCCTTGTCGCCTTCGCCGAAGTCGAGCACGGCGTCGGAGTCGGCGAGCGTCATCGCGAAGTCGACGGCCTGCTTCCGGCCGGACGGCAGCATGCGACCGGCCTTGATCGCCGCGTCGATGCGCGCCTCGATACCGGCGCGGGCGATCTTCGCCTCGGCATCGGCGACGACCTTCTCGCGCGCGGCGAGCGACGTTTCGCGCTCGGCAAAGTCGGCCGGCTTCTGGTTCGCCTTGAGCGTCGCGTTCTCGGCTTCGAGCGCCGCGATCCTGTCCTGCAGTTCCTTCGACATGGTGTCGTCCTCGGAGAATGCCGGCGATGCGCCGGCCTGTTGATCCTGCCGGGCGGATTCCGCCGCGGCCTTGCTTGCGTCGTCGATCGTCCCGATCGAGTACGACGGGATGACCTTGTCCGCAGCGTCGATGCCCTTCTCGGCGATGATCCATTCGCGCAGCGAGCGGAAGATCGAAGCGATCGAGCCGAATCCCCACGCCTCATAGTCGGAGAACTCGACGACGCCCTCGTCCTCGGAGAACGAGACCTCCCGCAGTCCCTTGATCGCCGGAGGCTGCGCGCCGAGGA